AAAAAGGCACATGCGAAAATATGAATGGTTTAATTAGGCAATATTTACCTAAAGGGATTGATTTAAATCAGGCAGATCAGCATTATTTAAATCAAGTTGCCATGTCACTGAATACTCGTCCTAGAAAAGCGTTAGATTGGCTTACACCATTAGAGAAATTTGCTCAGCTTGTTGATTATCATAAGACTTTTCAAACTGTCGCACCTCATGTTTGAATTCGCCCTGTATCTTCTTTAAATCTTGTTTGGTAATTGCTGTCGAGTTTTTCTTTTTCTATTTTTATATCTTGTGTTAATGTAGTTTTCATTTCATTAAGAATTTTATATATTTTTTCTAAAAGTGAAATTATATTTTCATTTATTTCTTTTAATTTTTTAATTGTTCCAATAAAGAATGGTTCAAGAGGCATTAATAGGATGTTTTCTCCTTCTTTAGATTTTAATTCAGGAGAAATACTAGCACAAAATTGTTTGAATTGTTCTGTTAGATTTTCTATTTCTTTAATTAAATCAATACAATATATTAGTTCTTCATTGTATTTATCCAAATCAATATTTATTGAGGTTGTAGTCGTATATTCTAGTAGTAAATTTTCTATACCATAGGTTAAACCTCTAACTTTATTCGTAATGCTATTGATGTTGATTTTTTGATCTACTAAGATATCTTTTGATTTATTATTAGATACTGTTGGTTCTAGATGCTCTTTTATCTGCTCTTCTAATTCATTATAAAAAAAAGTATATGTTTTTTTGTTGCTTAAATTAATATTTCTAATTTCCCCTAAATTATGAATAAATTCTTTTCTAATAGATTCGATCATTACTAAATTCCCACCCTCTACAAATTTTATTTTAAAAATACTTAATCCTTATATTGACATAGTGGCACACTATCGGCAAGATGTAAGAACACAGCAAAATCTGTGTACGGGCCTAGGAAACCTATGAAACTTACTCTGAGCGCATAAAATATCGTCGCTTAAGCGGCTATTTTTTTGCCTAAAAAGTCTGATCGACTATACTTGTTATGGCAGATCGGGCAGGGCAGCTTCGCGCTGGCCGTTCTCAGAGTACGGTTTTCCTAGCCCTGTTCGGTCTGCCACCATTACCCTAGGAAAGTGATGGCGGTAGGTTTGCAAAAACTTACTCTGAGTATAACCATGAAAAAAACAATTCATGCGATCGAGCACACGCCTATCTATAACTGGCAAGACTATAAACAACGCCTGAAACAACGTAAATTTGCCCAATATCGTAAAAACTTTTTAGATAGCTTTGCTGCCTTATGCACTGTTTTATTTACGGTTTCTATATTTTATTTTGGAGGGCGATAACACATGAACACTGAATTAATCCCATACGTTCCCATTGCCCCACGTGTCAAAGTCAAACATCGGGAGTTTTTAAACCTCTGCTATCTATTCTTTGAAGTTATAGACAGATCCGTATATTCTACGGTTAAAATCAATCACATACACACCAAAGGGTGGCTCGCAATTTGTCCAGATCAAATCAACGATCTTGCTGCAGAGTATGACCTTGGGCCGATTAATCTCAATAATCTAAAAAATGCGTTTCAAAGCCTTATATACCCAAAATTTAATGGCGAAAAATCCATTAATAGTCCGATCTGGAATAATCAGGAAGTAACCATTTGGGAATTCCAATTAAATCAGATTGATAGGGTTGTAGAAATGAAAACGACTTATGATGATGCATCATTAAAAATGGATAGCTCACTCGGTGCACTACGTGTTTGGAGAAAGTCGCTTGAAGCTTCCACTGGTGATAAGGATGTCTTTTACAACAACAATGATTTGAACTATCTCCTACAAGACCTTGAACAGAAACTGGAAATCGTCCAGCAATATATTGAAGATACTGAATAAAGAAAAAAGCCTCCGATTGGGGGCTTTTAATTTATTGAATCTGAATGATTTTTTTAAAAGATGATTCTGATGGACTCTTTTGTGAGTCAGGAATTGGAATACCTTGTTTACCAGATAAAGAAATATTTGGAACTACAGATTTAGCAGCTTCACGTTGAGCTTCTTCCGCAGCAATAAGCCTAGCTCGATCTATTTCAGCTTTACGTTTAGCTTCTTCTTCAGCGATGAGTCTAGCTCGATCCTTTTGACGTTGACTATCTTCATCAGGTTTTCTTTTTGCATCAGCAGATGTAGGCTGTCTAATAATGGCGCTTGGCACAGCTGCAAACCTCCGTATTACATTAGGGGTTGAGTCAGCATTAAGTCTAGGTTCTTCCTGTTGCAAGTTTGATGAGTCTATATCTGGCGATAACCCATTAGTAGAAACAGTATTATTTAATGTTACAGGTGAAACTGTTGAAGAGGGTAATGACCCAGTTAATATTGGTGGTGGTGGTGAAGCTGTTGAGGAAACAGGTACAAGAAATTCTGCTGTAAAGCGTTTTGAAATAATGCCAATATCATTTAGGTTTTGCTCTTCAGAGTTACTATCAGAGCTATAAAATTCGCCACCTATTTGCCAACCAGATACAGCTACTCTGGCTTTTGTATTAGACTTTCTCATAGCAGAATAAGATGTGTTTAATATCGCAGCGGAAGTTATAATTCTTACCTCCTCCAATTTGAGTTCCTTTTTTTCTTTAAACTCTGCTATTACTGCTTTTTCAAGTTCTAAATATTTTTTTTTATCTAAATCATTTGTATCAATAGAGCTATTTGCATTTGTATAAAATTTATATGCCATTTTGTCATCATGATTCATATTACTTTCGATTAAAGGGAGTCCAAAAATTATTGCACTTGATGTATCTAGCAAAATTGACTGGAATTCTTTATTAGTGAGTTTTAATAGGGGTTTTTTACTATTATCTTTCAATGTCTTATCAGCTCTAACATCCACCTTTAATGTGCCTTTAGAGTCCGTATATAAAACAATAATACTGCCCACATAATCAGAGAGAGTTTCTATATCATAGATTCGTGTATTAAGAACAAAATAATCTTTAAATGGTTTTGGACGATCTTCATATGTGAGTATTTTATTTTCTGGATTTGGCTTTTTACTAAACCAATCTGATATTTTTGCACTGACAGACATGTTGCTAAAAATTGTGATACAAACTAAAGCTATTTTAAATTTTTTCATTCTATTTCCCTCTGTAAAAATTCAATTATTAGTGTCTATTAGGTTTTTGAATGAGTTAATTTAATAAAAAATAAGATTATGTTTTATAAAGTATAAACTCTGATTTGAAATGTAAAGATGCCTCCGATGGGAGGCTTCTTTTATTTTTTTTCTAAATCTTTTGCATAGGCTTTGCCTAAACCTAACAGTGCAGTTTGCCCTTCAGGTGATAGTTGGCGATAAGCCTTTAATAATAAGCTTTCTTCACTGGTGAGACCTGCATAGTCGGGATCTATACCTAACAGCACATAGCGAATGTCCACACCATTCTTATGTAAGTTATGAAGATACGTCCATTGATCAGGCACGTTTCCACGTACATAAGCCCCTAATGTATTGTCACTTGCACCAATCTCTCTAGAAAGAGGCTTTGCTTTCAAATTCTTTTTTTCAAGCTCCTCTTTAAAGCGTATCGCAATCTCCGCTGAAATAGTCGGGTCGATATCAGGCATAAAAATATTTCCTTTTTATCTTTAAAGGTAAAATATATGTGCTATAGTGGCACTTAGCATACCGCTATGGTCTAGGATACCGTATGAGCACAGAAAAAACACCTTACTACCACCGCACAAGGGCATCAAAACAAGATCAACCTCGTGAACGAGTAGTTCTCTACTTGCCACGTAATGAAGTCATCGAACTAGATGCACTTGCAGAAAAAACCAATCGAAGTCGTTCCAGCATCATTGGTGAACGCTACAACGTAGGCAAAGCGCAAGAGGGCTAAACAAATGAGATTCAAGCAAAAGCGTGAACACCGTTACAACGTCAATTTAAACGATGACGAAGCAGAGCTTTTCGGACTAATCAACCGTATGACAGGTGAGCATACGGGTGTAATCATCCGAAAGCTTGCTTTGAAGCAAGCACTAGAGGTCTTATCTGGCGATGATTCAGTTGATTTTAGTCTAGAAAACTTACTAAGCAAAGGCACGCTTGAGCACCTACAAGGGAGCTAAAATGCCGACCAATCAAAACATTACTCTTAGTCAGCAAGAGCAGGCCATCATTGAAGAGGCCAGAGTCCAACTAGGACTCGGAACAATGGAAGAAACAATAGAATTTCTTTACCGACAACGACTTAAAGAAAAACTTTATAGCCTAGCAGGGCGAGAAATCGTCAAAAAGAAACGCAGCTTGTAGAAGAACTATGTATCCAGAAACACAAACCTTAGTAGTAGATCGGCTTTATAACGACTACGGCTTTAAAGTCAAAAACGGTAAATTACGTGGCGGTCGTTGTCCTGAATGTAATCATAAGGAACGTTCAGCATGGGCACATGCTGAATCTCCTTGGGTCATCTTTTGCCCACGTAAAAACGAATGTGGAAAGGAGATCTCAATTCGTGATCTTTATCCCGACATTTTCGAAAAGTGGGAGAAACGATTTAAACCCACTCAAGAAGATCCAAGCAAAACCGTTAATGCCTATTTAGTTGAAGGACGTGGCTTTCCACTGGAGCAACTCTCTGTACTGACCTATTCACAGGAATATTATAAAAGTCCAGATTATGATCTTGGTTCGATCAGCTTACGCTTTCCCATTATTGATCAAGAGGGCAATGAGGGCTGGTGGCAACGGATTTTAGATGATCATGGAGTACTTCAGAAAACTACATTCAAGTATGGATGGAAATCAGAAAACCATGCTTGGATGACACCTAATACCAATTACATAGATTCAAAAGAGATTTGGATTACTGAAGGTATTTTCGATACCATCGCACTTTGGCTTTCAGGTATTACCAGTTTTTCAGCTCTAAGTAGTAACAATTATCCAGCCATATTCCTTACCATTTTAGCCAGCAAGTGTGATGGTTTAGGTAAACCAAGACCTAAACTTGTATGGGCATTTGATAATGATCAAGCTGGCCACGATGGGATATTCAAGAATTTAGAACGTGCGGAAGCCGACGGTTGGAAGTGTGAAGTTGCATTACCACCTGGTGGACGTAAAAAAACAGATTGGAATGACTTATATAAACAAGACCGACTTACATTCGGCTATTTAGAAACTTATAAATACTATGGATCTTTGCTTATCGCTGAAAAAGCTGTGGATAAAGGCATACTTATCTACAAGCACAAAGGAACTAAATCCTTTTCATTTGATTTCAGGAACCAAGTGTATTGGTTCAAATTAGATATGGATAAATATGATGACTACATGAAAGGCATCAATTTTGAAGACAAAGACAATCAAGACTGGGCACAGGACGAAAAAGATAAAGCAATAGAAGAGCGTCGAGAAGCAGCAATTTTGGCAGCAGCTGAAGCGAAGCTAATCATGGATTGTCGCCCACGGGGTTTGTACTACCAATACATGGCTGAAATTGACGAAGCCGACTATTACTTCCAAATAGATTTCCCACGAGGTGGTAAAACCATTAAAAACACCTTTAGTGCAGGGCATATATCTTCAGCTTCAGAGTTTAAGAAGCGACTTTTACACATTGCACCAGGTAAATTTTATAAAGGGAATAGTAATCAACTCGACGCATTCTTAGAGCGTGAACTCACCGACATTAAACGAGTTCAGTTGATCAATTACATTGGCTACCAAGCAGAGCATAAAACTTATGTTTTAGGTGAATTGGCATATCAATCAAGTAAGCAATTCAAACTAAACAAAGAAGACTATTTTGAACTTCCAAATAAGACCAATTTAAAGTGTAAAGCGCCATTTGCTTTAGAGATCAATCCAAAATTATCAGACTATAAAAAACAATGGATTACCGATTTTATCGATGCGTATAGCGTCAGAGGACTCATTACATTAACGGCATTTTTTGGCAGTCTTTATGCCCAGCAGATCCGTAAAATACATAAATCATTTCCATTCTTTGAAGTGGTCGGGGAACCTGGTACGGGTAAATCCACACTTCTTTTATTCCTATGGAAACTGTTTGGCCGTATTAAATACGAGGGGGTTGACCCAGTAAAGTCTACGAAATCAGGCTTAATTCGTACCTTCAGGCAAGTTTCAAATCTACCAGTAGTTTTAATTGAATCAGAACGTGAAAACGAGAAAGGCACGATTAAACAGTTCGATTGGGATTCACTTAAAACATTATTTGATGGTGGATCGTTAGGTGCACAGGGGATGAAAACGGGTGGTAACGAAACATACGAGCCACCATTCATGGGCACAATTGTTATCAGTCAAAATGCTGAAGTTGTATCAACTACGCCAATCATGGAGCGTATTGTTCATACAAAGTTTTGGAAAAGCCAACTGACCAAAAACAGTCTCTATGCCTCACGTCGACTCGATAAATATGAGCCAGAGGATGTTAGCCAATTCATATTGCAATGCTTATCAAAAGAGACAGCAATATTAGAAGCTTACAAACTTGGTTTTGAAAAATACGATGCGATTTTGCACCAAGAACAGAACAACATACGCAGTTCCCGTGTCGTTCAAAACCATGCCCAATTCATGTCGTTATTTGATGCTCTGTGCAAGCATGTTTGCGAGGTTCCATTAGAGATCCAGAAGCAAGTCCATGCCGAATTTATCGCAATGGCTCAAACACGGGACAAGGTGATCAAGTCAGATTCAATCATGGTTCAGAACTTCTGGAACACCATTGATGAAATGGAATCTTCTATTCCTAAATTGGCACACCATGACAGCGTGGTGAACCATTCAGCCAAATCAGACATCTTCGCAATTCATTTTGCCAGTCTCTACAAACTTGCTGCAGATTATCGCTATTCACTTCCTGAGATAAACGAATTACAGACTGCGCTTAGGCATAGTCTGCATTACCGCTTTGTTGAGGCAAATAAACCGATGCAGAGCAAAATTGCCAACATGAGCAAACGATGCTGGATCTTTGAAAAACCAGTGTCATCACGGGACTAATCCCATAACGAAAGGAGATAATTATGCCTAACGAAGCCAATCTGAATTTTGTCGCATACACCATCGTATGTACATTTAAAGATGCAGGACTAGATACAGCATACATTCAGGAAAAAACACATCAGTTCGTGCAACACAACAGTAAAGAGGAATCTCTGAAATGGGCTTGCAACTATCTTGATGCTAAAAACCTCAAAATTTTTGCAACAAAATTAGGGGTAACCACAGAAATGCTGCATATCACAGCAAAAGTAATGTCAAAGATTTGAATTAGAGCACACATACAAAAGCGGTCACTTTTGTATGTGTCACACAACTACGGAGAGCAATTATGCAAAACGATTCTAACTTAGAAACCCCAAAAGCTGAAATTCCTGAATACTTACAATGTGAACCACGTAAAACCATGTCTAATTATCAATGTAGTTGTGGCGGACTCGCTCTTCCAGACTTTGATTCATACAAAGTGGACGATGAAGTTAATTTCATGATCCAAAAAAGAAAACGTATTGGTAATGGTGAAATCCTTGTAAATCAGAAGGCCCACCACGGAAAAATTACCAAAATTGATGGGGATGACATTACTGTTAAAGCTACAGTACGAGTTTATGTACTTTGACGTTATGAAATTACTCCAAAGGATGCACCAGGACCAATCGAATATTTCCGCTTAGGTAAATGCAGATGCGAACTGGATCAACAGAGGGTATCAGCATGAATATGGCTGTCTTAAATCTTAAGAAGATGGGTAGACCATCAAAATTAAAAAGCACCCATGGTACTTGGTGGCATTCTGAATTAATCGTTCTAGAAAGTATGCTCGAGGAGCATAAAACATTTACAGAAATTGCGGATGTACTAGATTGTACTCCAAAGCGAGTGCGCCAAAAGTTTGAAATTCTTAAACTAAAAGATTTCCCACCAACAAAAGGAGGTCGACCAAAGCATCGGTTTCGTCGTACTAGAGGCAGTTGGTGGGACTGTGAAGTTACCGTTTTAAAAATAATGCTTAGGGAAAAATTCAAGGTTCCTTACATTTCTGAAGTACTAGATCGAGACACGAACTGCGTCCATACCAAAATTAAATATTTGCAGATAAAGGGTGAGCTATGAACGGAGTGAACAAAGTTATTTTGGTTGGCTCGCTTAAACTCATTGCCAACTCTGATGAGTCCTTATTAAGTTTATTACGAACTGAATTATTTAGACGTAATGATTTGCCATTCTGATCCTTTTAAACACCTCAAATGCGCCTCCGAATGAGGCGCATTTTTTTTAGAATATGTTTATGTAAATTTTAGGAAATATTATGGCAGCGGGTATCGAGTGTCGTGGCAACAGCCTAAGAATGTGGATTCTCAATAAAGGTGAAAAACTTAATGAGCCTTTAGACTGGCCAGCGACTCCAGAATATACAGAAAGAGCCAAACAATGGGCAGAATTGATCACTTTAGAAATGAAAATGGGAAAATTTGAGCTTTCAAGACATTTCCCAAATTCAAAAAATTTAAAGGAAAATCAAATTTCCTTTTACGCAAAAATTTATCTTGAAGACATTAAAAAAGATGTAGCACCAAGCACTTATGCATCCTATGAAGGTCACGTAAAAAACCACATCAATCCGAAGTGGGGAAAACTTCACCCTGAAGAAATCGAAACCAAGCAAGTCAAGAAGTGGATTAAGCAGCTGAAGGAAACCCATAGCAGTAAAACTATTCGTGAAATCATCACAAGATTCTCACAAGTCCATGCCGTTTGGCGTGATGAGAATAAAATTGCCTTTGACCCATTCCAAAATATCACCATCCACCAGGCAGATACACCTGAGCCAGATCCATTTACCAAAGCTGAAATTAATCGATTACTTCAGACCGAAACGGATCTAGATATTGAGTACCTTTTACCTTGTTTGTTCTGGACAGGTCTTTCAATGTCAGAACAGATCCCGATTGCATGGGAAGACATCAATCTAGATAAAGGAACAATTCAAATAAATCGATCTTATGTTCGTGGTGTTTACCGAGTAACGAAAAATCGTCGTCGTAAACGTGAAATTAAACTGTTAAAGCCAGCTTTAGACGCACTTAAAGAACAATATCGCATTTCAGGTAATACTCGAACGCAAGTGATAGAAGTGCTGCAACGTGATAACCACAGCTATAAGGAAGAGCGTTTAAGATTCGTATGGCTCAATCGGGAACGATCGACACATTTTGAATACCATGAATTACGCTATCGATGGGGTAAACATCTGAAAAAAGCAAAGGTTCGTAAACGTGGAATCAACCAAGGTCGGCATACATTCGCCAGCCAATTATTATCGAGTGGACAAGTACCACCAGAGTGGATCGCGGAGCAGCTGGGGCACGCAGATACATCTATGATCTATAAGCATTACGGCAAACTAATAGCAGAGGATATGCCAGACTATTTGTCCAAAATTAACCAATATATCCAGCAGTAATACCAGTTATTGTTATTCACGAAATAATTACTCTTAAATGCACTTATTAAGTACCTGAATTATCTAGGTACTTTTTTTTTATTACTCAATTACTCGGCTAAACATATCACTCAAGATTGGCTAATTTCCCTTTTAAATTTTGCGATCGTTGTCCTGGTGCAATGAGTGTACCAATGGCCATATATTCCCATATTTGCCATTTTTGAGCCTGTGTAAATATTAAATCATTGTTATATATTGAATTATTTTTAATTTGTGTGGGGTTCGAATCCCGTCATTCACCCCACATTCGGAGCATAGCACAGCCTGGTAGTGCACCTGGTTTGGGACCAGGGGGTCGTAGGTTCGAATCCTACTGCTCCGACCATCATCTTAAAGATGAGATAAAATGCCGCTAAATAGCGGTTTTTTTACGTCTGGATTTTTATATCTTATTTAATTAAATAACGAAAACTTATTTACTCTTCTAAAATTATTTCTATATCCGAGCTTTCATTATTTAATCAAAAGTATTTGAGTCACAATTGAACTATAGAATGTTTGATGCAGTATTTGTTTTTATAAGAT